TGCATAGATCTTACAACCATTCTCTAACGTGATGTTACCTTTATTCCATTCTTCAATACCTTGCTGCATCCACTTAGGTAATGCTTCATAGGCTAACTGTATACGGCCCAATACCTCTCTTGCGCCGTCACCTTTGTTTGCCAATATCGCAACAGTTTTAAATTCATTAAAGAGGACGTAGTGCAATATAACAGCGGTTGCTGTCGTAGTCTTCCCACTCTGTCTTGCAGTTAATACAGCAACACGTCTATTATTCGTAATCTTTTCGGTAATTTCTTTTTGATACTCGTACATGTTCATAGGAATTAAACCATGATCAACATGTACAATTTTAATATAGTTTTCAGCGAAGTAAACTGGATCTGCTGCACACTTCAAATATTCTTTTAGAAGCTCGGGTGTAAACTCAATTTGTTCACCAATCTTTTTAAGATGTGAGTTACCTAAGTAACCTTTATCGAAGTTACTCATTTATTATCTTCTTCGCCTTTAATCATCTTAAGTAAATCTGATGTAGATACAATTAAATTATTATTCGTTACTTCTGTTTTACCCTGTTGGTCTTCTTCTGTTGCATATCTTTTCTTTGTTGACATTTCAACAAAATCTTTGTTTGCATCAAGTAATGTTTTCATTAAAGTAGATACAACTTCAAACGCTCGAGGTGATTCTGATTGCTTTGCGATTTCAACCATTTCGCGAACTGATTCATCACCAAGATTAATAATGTTTTCGATATTCTTTTTCGCTAATTCGATATCTCCGAGATTCTCGTTAGCTTGCTTTGTGATAACAGTAGGCGGTAGTATTGTGGATTCTTGAGGTAGATTCTTGAGTTCATCAACTGTCTCTATTTCAGCAGGAACTAAAACCGGCTCGGCTGCTTCCTCTAAAGGTCTCATATTTAATTTCATCGCTATTATATCACCTTTATCTTTCATGCGTCAACTCTTGTAATGTATAACATAAAGTATGAATTACTCAATGGCAAGTTTCGCACAATATCATTATCCCAGATGGCATTAACAAAATCATCTTGATCCATGCTTCTTACTCTATGAAGTGGAGACTCAACAAATCGCTTTAAGAACGTATCTCTAAATTTAATAAATTTTTCAGGACCGTCTTCAGTTGCCTTTATATGTATTTCACAACCAATATGTTTTACATTATTTAAACAGTAATCCAAATTCTCGGTGTTAAATACATCGTATTCATTTCCTTCAATATCACACTTTAAATAATCTATGTTTTGTATATCGTAATTTGTTATTAATTCTTTAAACGAAATACGATCTATATCATCAGTCGGTAATGGCGCTTTCTTTGTTACATAACAGCCATCCGCATCAGATGTACCAACAATTGCATTAATCGGATAAACTTTTGGATCGGGTTCATTCATCATATATTCGGAAACATTTTCAATTGCCGTCTTTAGCAATTCTCTATTTGCTTCAACCATATAAACTTTAGCAGCTCCTTTATCCAAAGAGTCAGCGGCCATCATTCCAACACAGGCTCCTAGATCTACAACAGTATCTCCAGGTTGTACTACATACCACCAATCGTAATCCTTTCTTACAAAGAATTCTCTATAGAATGTTGCGGACATTTCAAGTACAAGACCACCCATACTCATTTCTTCGTTCAACGCCTTCTTTCTAATCATAATATAAATCCAAGTTATTTACTTATCCGTATTATTTATTGCGCAAGACTGGCGGAGTAAAGTACTACTAAATCTATGATCTCTTCGATTAAAATGCAAATCTATATCTCTCTTACGACAAATATCTTTACCTGTAAAATCTTTATCACGATATTCTTCACCAAGAACACGAACATCAATTGTATATAACTCTAATATGTCTTCGAGATCTTGTTCCGTTTTATAAGGAATAATTTCATCAACATATCTTACAGCTTTTAATTGACTATATCGTTCAACTATTGTTTGTATTGGTGGGTTCTTTTCAGGACGATCGAGTGAAGGATCTATTTGTAATCCTACAATTAAATAATCACAATGTTCTTTTGCTTCTCTTAGCATTTGAACATGTCCAGCGTGTAACAGATCAAAACTGCTACAAGTAAATCCAATTTTCATAATATAGTATTCCTAATGTATCAGTTCCTAGGTAGGAGCTGTATCTGATACCGTTGTGATATAATCCCAATCATCGTCAAATTCAATCAAACTATAATCAACAGTTTGTGTAATATCCGAAGTTGCTACGTTATTTGCAGTCATACCCGGCTGTAATGTTTTGAATTCTTCGAACTCTGTATCAGTTGCAGTATCAGTTGCTATTCTCGTATCAATAAATCGTATAACTGCCTTATCTCTTTCAGGTCCAAAGAACCAACCTTTCATATTGAAGTTTAGTGTATATAATATACTTCTTCTTTCTGTAAATTCTGCTTCATAGATATCTTCTGATTGAACATCGGCTAAAATAAGTGGTATGTCCATCGGTTCTAATCCATCAATCAACTTTACGGTGCTTGTATGATCTGGATTAAAGAATGGAAGAATCTGTTCTACTAACTTAATTGCATCTTCATTATATTTTGCCATGATGTATAAACTGAATCCCATATTATATGGAGTTCCTGAATATACAAATCTTCTTCCACCGTTTTCTGTATCAACTTGTGTCTTTCTTAATTTTCTTGTTGGTGCAACTTTTCTTTCGGCATCATATGTAAAACTTGTTAATTCAAAAGCCATACGAGGCAATGTCATTGCGTATGGTTGTCCTGCTGATGGATTACCATCTGCATCAAAACTTGCACCACCTTCTACTTTTGGATCTTGGTCAAGTCTTGCTAAAATCTTTTGATACGGTCCATAAGAAATAGGTACTATCTGACGCTGATTGATAGTTCCATCAGTACTTGTTCTACGAACTTCTAATTGATTAAAATACGTACCAAATAAAGCAACATATTTGCGAATCGTAGAATTATAAAAATAATTTGCTATTGCCATTAGGTATCACTTATAGATATGTTTTCGCTGAAAGGATCTACCTCTGAGAAATCAACAATCAAGTCGCCTTCAGTTTCAAAGTCAAGGTTACTTGCGTTATCGTCAGTTAGAGAAAGAGCGGATAATGTTGCGTTATTTGCATCAACTATAATATCTGTATTATATTCAGCAAAGTAATTATCAATCGCTGGGTGGCCTGTATTGAACCTTTGGTTGGCATATTCAATCAAATCACATTGCATATCATATACTTGAGTTTGACCCATTTGATAGAATACGCTTTCATGTTCAACGTATTTAACTTCAAACATCTTTTCGTTTAATGGGAAGTAAACCAAATCGCCTTCTCTTGGGCGAACAATATCAACGACCTCACGAGTTACATATCTTTCAAAAGTTCTATTCGCAACGGTGAGTGTTAAATTGTCTCTTATTTGTAAACCAAACTTAGATAGGAAATCACCTTCACCTTCAAAGCCTTCCATATTCTTAACATAAGTTTCAAATCCAAATACTTCATTATACTCAGGAAAGTCATCTTCATTAAAGATTTTATCTCGACCTTTAATTGCTCTACTGATATAAATGATGTCGACACCATACTGTCTGATAGATTCTATTACTAAATCATCAATCAGTGTTTGCTCTCCAACTTGAGAGTAATTATTAAAGAATGTATTCGTAGCCATTACTTATCCAATATAATTATAGGAAAGAGGTTGTAAATTCTGTACTGCTTCTTCTTCCATTAGCCTTCTTTCTTCTCTGCCATCGGAAAGTATTTGTTCTCCATTAAAAGTAACACCACCGACAAGTTGCATGCCTGTAAATTTTGTTAGGTTTGATCCCCACTGTTCTTTAATTAATGCAGTTGCGTAATTTTGTAAAAAACGATCTGACCATACGTCTGAATAAGCAGCAGGATCAATTACATCGTATGCCTCAATAATAATATATTCGCCAACAGTCATTACGTCCGCACCACTATCAATCCACAATTTATTAACATGCTTATTATAACGAACCATCGGTTTGCCAACAAGCATTTCTTGTAAGAATTCCATATGTTGCATTGACATAAAATAGTTTGTGATATTATAACCAGTAATGTCTTCGAGGTTATTTAAAACAAATTGATACTGTACATTAAATATACCACCACCTGCAGAGATACTCGATTGCATATTAAAGATACCTGATATTCCAAGTATTGTATCAGGCAAGTCTACAAATCCATCATCAATATTCTGTTGCGTAATTTGGTGTTTCATGTATACGAGTTGGCTTCCATTATAATGGTAGTCTCTCCAAAAATCAACAGCTTCATCAACACGGTCGTCTATTTGTTCATCAGATACATTAATGTCAATTACTGGCGCACCTAGCTTCCTAAGAACCCAATCTTTAAATGTTTGTCTACTATTTGGTTGTGCCATTTTTATATCTCTTTATAATTTTTATGTAAACACACAAG